ATGTTCGAGGAAGGAGGAAAACATTTGCAAAAAGTGATGAATCAGTTGCTTGCAAAAATTAATTCAGCAGGATTTTCTAGAAGACAATTTGCCCTAAAGTTAGGTGTCTGTCGAGAAACTTTTCGTAAGGGAATTGCAGGCGAAAGCGAAATGGATGTAGAAGTGTTTTTCAAAGCCACGAAATTTTTATATGATAATGAGGAAATGAAACGAAAGATTACACGGGAGTATTTTTTGTGTTGTATGCAGCCATCTAATACTATTGTCGGATTAATTTATAGTCAGGTGCAAGGCGAATACAGCTTAATGAGTGCAATTCTAGATAAACACAAAGGAAATACGAGTTTATCGATTTATTTTACAATCTATAAATTGTTTAACAAACGTAATAAGAATGAATTGAGAGGACAGGCGCTTTACAAAATAATTAGAGCCACTCACTTTTCTACTAATCCACATGTTCAAGTTATGGTTAATATTTTGTATATGTTAGCTTTAGCAGATAGACCTAATAACAATGCAATCATTCAGTATATAGATGAGGTTGAAGCAAATTTGAATCTTCTTGAAGATGGTTGTATCAAAGATTATCTTCGTATGTTTGCTAATGAGAGGATTGCATATATGCATTTATGGAGAATTGAATTAGAACAGAGTAGAAAAATTTTTAATGCCATCATAAATTCTGAAGTAGATGTGCCTATGATTAAATGTACAGCTATTTGCGGGCTTGGGGAAGGGTATCAAATAGACTGCCCTGAGACAGCTGAGGCACTTTTAGTTCAGGCCACGGAATCACTGAAAGAGATTAATGTTACCCAAAAAGCTCAAAAGTCGATAGCGTTGCATACAACGTTAGCTCATGTGCGTATACATAATAATATCAATGTGGATAAAATTGATGTAGAGTTACTTCATCCAAATGAAAGAGCGACTTATGAGTGTCTTTTCGGGAATCGAGAGCTTGGGTTATTAATATTTGAGGAGTTAAAGAAAAAAGGCTTTTCACCATTTCAACTTATATCATATTCAATATGTATCGGCGACATGGAGGGTATTAAACAAGCATTATTAGAGTTCGAATTGGCAGGGTTGAGTTTTTACGGACGAATGTATAAAATAATATTGAATAGGGAAGGGGTAATGTTGACGTGAGAAGGGTGATATCTATATTTCTGCTAGCAGTAGGAGTAATAGGGATGAACGAGGCCATAATACATGTTGAGAAAATGGAGCAACAACCGAAATTAAAACAAGAATTTAGAATGACTATACAAGACCCTGGCGGGAGTTAGGAAAGTATAGTTACTATAAAAAATGAAGTCGCTACTTTGTAGCGACTTCTGTGCGTTTAAGGAGTGACAATTTTTTTGGAAGGGGTCTGTAAAAAGTTGTCACCCGATATTTACCATAACAAGGAGGAATTTTGATGTTAAAAGCAAACGGAGTAGCATTAGAGACCAAATCTATGATTTGTAAGTTATTAGAGCCTAAAAAAGTAAGCTGTGATGTGGAGTATGTAATAAATGAACTCCATAAGATAGGGTTATGTACAAAGGAGGAATTTAATCAAATTACAAATATTCTGCAACAAAAAAAGGAATAGCAAATGCTGTTCCTTTTTGTTAATTCAACATACGGTTTATAACAATATTGAAAAAGTCTCTTATCTTTTCAGTTTCTTCCGTAGTTAATGTTCTTCCCCCGTAGTTGAGATTACCGTTCTCTAAAATATCTTGTAAGTTATCTTTTGTCCCATCTGGATTATCTGTTCGCCCTAAGATAAAATCAGTCGTAGAGTTGAATAAATCGGCAATTTTGCATAGCATTTCGGGATTTGGTTTCCTATAGTTTATTTCATATCCGTTGTAAGTCGAAATAGATGTCTTTAATTGAGTTGCTACATATTCAGTAGTCCATCCATATCTTTTGCGTAGAAATTTTAGATTTGCGCCTATATCCATGTGTAGTATTCTCCTCCAATCGTGTAACTTAACGTTCTTACTTTTACACTTATATTACTATTAATAGCTTACAATAAACTTACAATAAAATCTACGCAAGATGCGTATTAAAAAAGTTGTTGATTAATTTACGCTAAACGCATAAAATTAAATTAGAGTCATAGAAGATAGGGGGTAAACAATGAAAAGAGACTGGCTGGTGAAAATTAGAAAACAGAACAAATTAACGCAAGTTAATTTGGCTAAAAATTTAAACATAAGTCCCTCATATTATGGTGATATTGAAACAGGGAGAAGAACACCTAGCTCATTGATAGCATTGAAAATTGCAACATTTTTAGAGTTTCCAATGGAGTGGTTTATTCTACCTACGTATCTGCATAATGTGGAAAAAGGGTTATTAAAATTAGCTATGCAGATGGATGTTCCTACGGAAGAAATTTTTTTGAAGATGATTACGCGTTTAGAGGAAAAATAAATAATGATAAATCTGATTAGCAAATTGGTTAAGGAGCGATACTCATGAACAAAAATCTATTCATTGCTCGAAAAGAGCGGCGTATGACGCAAGAAGCGGTGGGTAAAGTGGTGAACATGCATCAGCAAACGTATTACTTAAAAGAATCTGGAAAACGTGACTTCACCCTAAAAGAAGCTCAAAAACTAGCAAAATATTTCAAAACAACAGTGGACGAGCTGTTTGAGAAATAGAGGGAGAGGAAACAAGTGAAAAACGGTAAACGACCAACGAAGCGAGAGAAAATGCATATGAATTCGTACAGCTTAAATCCTGATAATTGGTTGATCTATAAGAAGGCAGATGGACGACTACATTTGGTTCATCGTCATACGAATCGGGTACGAGTCATTCCAAGTGCGTAGGTTTGTGAAAAAGAAAAAGGACTCTAGCGGAATGCTAGAGCCGTCAACATGGAATGTGAGTATTCTACACGAATGTATTATAGCATAACTTTTCTAAACCTATATAGATAAATAATATGCAATTATGCATGAACTATAAGAAAAAATCCCTATAAAGGAAAGGGCTTTCCGATACCATCTAATGGGCAGTTAATGAGAATATGGTATCTATGCAAATAAAATATGGATGGAATGGATATCCAAGTATTTTATTGACTTTAAAATATCATGAATTAATCTTAAAAAAATACTGGTAAATGTGTCCAAATGATTGCTATTGCATGCAAAGAAAAGAGGGAATCCAACATGACCAAATCAGTTCTAACAAAAGACTTACAAAAGAAACAAATACTCGATGAATTCTTACAGCATTGCGAACAACAACAAGTAGAAGCACTACAAAAGAATGATCCATATCAATTTTGCATCTGGATGAAAGAAGCACGATTAGCCCGAAGGGAATTGGCAGCACTGTATCGTGCGAAAGAGAAGTATGATGAGGAACGTACACGTATAAGAGGAATTGTTCATCGTTTGAGAAGTAAAGGCGTGAATGCCGATGTTGTGAAGAGGGCGCATTATATTACGCTTTCTGAGGAGGTTAGCTGAATGCTAGAAAACCCAAACACCATAGGCAATCCACATGATTCCCCTAGACAAGACTTTGAACACTATTGTAGCGACTGTGACGGTGAGTTGTATTTTGGTATGACATATTACGAATTTGAAGGTAACCTCATTTGCGAGGATTGTCATGATAAATTTTTAGAACGACATGGTACTCGCTTTGTGGCAGGAGAATAAAAAAAGAACTCACGGGAATGAGTTCTCAATAAAAATTTAAGGTGAAGCCAGTATAACACAGAAGGTGAGTGAAAGGAACATGCAGGCGAAAGTATTGGCAAATACATTACATATGGATCGTAAGGCTTGGTTAAAAGCGCGTAAGCAAGGGCTAGGTGGTTCAGATGTGGCAGCCATTGCTGGCTTAAGTAAATGGAAGTCGCAAGTACAGGTGTTTCTTGAGAAAACACAAGATATCGAGCAAGAGGATGTACAAAGTGAAGCTGCATACTTCGGAAATGTATTGGAAGAAGTCGTTGCCCAGGAGTTTGTTAAACGCACAGGTTTAAAGGTACAGCGTCGAAATGCCATCTTACAACACCCAGCGTATCCTTGGATGCTTGCGAATGTGGACAGGCTCATCGTGGGAGCAAGAATTGGATTAGAATGCAAGACAGCTTCAGAATATTTAAAAAGGGAGTGGGAGGGTGAGGAGATACCAGTCGCTTACTTACTTCAGTGTCAGCATTATATGGCGGTTACAGGCTATGAAGCATGGTGGATTGCCGTATTAATTGGTGGTAATAAGTTTGTATATAAGAAGATCGAACGGGATGAGGATATTATCCAGTATCTTATCAACATGGAACGTGACTTTTGGCTCAATCATGTTGAAAAGGATGAACCGCCTATGTTTGATGGTTCAGAGGCATCTACGCAGCTACTGAAGAAAATGTATCCAGAATCTATTGAAGATAGCTTTATCAGCTTAGGAAAGCAAGAAGAGCTACTTATTGAAGCGAGGGACCAAGTAGATAGGGAAATGAAGGTGCTGCAAGAACAAAAGGCAGAGTATGAGAACAAGCTGAAAGTGAAACTAGGCTCTCATGAGAAAGGGACGACGGAGAATTACACGGTTCATTGGAAGTCCTATAAGAGTAATCGTTTTGATAGCAAGCGATTCAAAACAGACCATCCTGATTTATATAAAGAATATGTAAATGAAACTATATCAAGAAAATTTTTAGTGAAATAAAAAATAGGGAGTGGGTTACATATGGCTACAAATGAAAAGTTGAAAAACCAGTTAGCGAATCAGAATGAAAACCCACCAGCTACTCCTGAACAGCTGGTGGAAGGATACATGAGAAAAATGGCTCCACGATTTGCGGAAGTATTACCAAAACATATGAGCATAGATCGTATGAGTCGAATCGCCCTCACAACCATCCGTACAACGCCAAAGCTTCTTGAATGCAATGTACATTCCCTTATGGGTGCTGTGATGCAAGCCGTGCAGCTAGGACTCGAACCAGGATTATTGGGACACTGTTATATCTTACCGTATAAGCGTGAGGCAACATTTGTCATTGGGTATAAGGGGATGATTGACCTCGCAAGACGGTCTGGTCATATTCAAAGTATTTATGCCCATGCCGTACACGAAAATGACGAATTCGAGTATGAGTTGGGGCTACATCCTAAATTGGAGCATAAGCCATCACATGGAGATCGTGGCACGTTTATTGGAGCGTATGCAGTTGCTCATTTTAAAGATGGCGGGTATCAAATGGAGTTTATGCCGAAAAGTGAAATTGAGAAACGTCGAAAATGTTCCGCTTCCGCTAATTCCAGCTATAGTCCATGGAGTAGCGACTATGAAGAAATGGCGAAGAAAACCGTGGTTCGTTACATGTTTAAATACTTACCGATTAGTATTGAAGTTCAGACACAAGCGCAGCAAGATGAAGTCGTGCGAAAAGATATTACGGAAGAGCCGGAGTTTATTGAAGTGGAATTGGAAGAGCCAGAGGAACTACCTGTAGAACAAAAAGAGATTATATCAGAAAAATAATAGAGACGATTACATGGTATAGGAGTGGGGATGGAATCATGCTGAAAGATGAGAGAATACGTAGCTTTTTTATACTCGATAACGAAGTCGTAGATGATGAACGATTGACGCATAAAGAAATGGCGGTTTATATCACGCTTTGTCGACATGTCAACAAAGAAACGGGGGCATGCTTCCCCTCTTTATCCACAATCGGAAAGAAAGTCGGAATGTCCAAAAATACAGTCATTAAATCACTAAACATCCTAATTGAGATGGGCTATGTAACAAAAGAAAAACGTGCATCCAAAGAACAAGGGAATATGTCAAATTGTTATTGCATCAACGATGTTCACCAATTGAACCGGGGAGTTCAGGAAATGAATAAAGCTTGTTCAGGAGATGAACGGAGGCTTGTTCATGAGGTGAAAACGAACAATACTAATATTAACAATACTAAGTTAACAAGATATATACCGTCCGAAACGGAAGAGGAAACGCCATTTGAGAAAGCAATCGTTCAACAGCAAGAGGAGAAAGAAGTGTGTGAATCCATCTTCCAACACTGGAACGAAAAAGAGATTATCAAACACCGTGTACTGACGCAGAAGACCGTATCCAAAATCAAAGCCAGATTAAACACCTTCGGTGTAGAGGAATTGCAGCAAGCCATAGATCACTATCACACTGTGTTAACGAGACCAGAGTATTTCTGGGAGTATAGGTGGTCACTGCAAGAGTTCTTGCGAAGTGATGAAAACGTGGAAAAGTTCTTGAATACAGCGTACCTCAAGGGATTACGGAAAAAAGAGTTTCAGCATCAGGTGGATTTACCTACTGCAAGAACGAGTGGATTCCCACCTGCGAAAGGCATTGTGGAAAGCCAAGTGGATGTAGATGACATTTATGCAACATTAGGGGATGGCGTCTGATGGAGAAGTATCAGCGATATGCAGAGAATGAGCTGTACGTACTTGGTTGCCTGATGAAAGACAATGCTCTATTCGAGGAAATGAGACTGATGGCGAAACACTTTATTCACGTACAGCATAACCAATTGTTTCAAGCCATGATGGAACTCTGGCAAGAAGAGAAGCCGGTTAACGACATGAGTCTTTCCCAATTGAGCGAGAAGAGAATGAAGACATTTGGCGGCGTAGGAAAAATATACGAGTGCCACCGCCAAGCACCTACGTTACACAACTTTTCGTTCATTCAGCAAAAGATGATTGAATTTATGGCGGTAGAAGACATGTTGTTTGATATACAGGAATTTCAGCAGAGAACGGTGGACAGGCACGCTTTGAAAGACCTGAATGAGTTTGTGACAAAAGTGAACCAAATTCAAATCACGACTGTTCAGCCTCAGCTTTCGTTCCAGGACCAGTTGCAACAACGAGTCGAGGAGCATAGCAACATGCAAGCGAGTGGGCTAAGCGGAGCGCATACGGGTTATACCAACCTCAATCAGTTTACAGATGGTTGGCAAGCAACAGACCTGATTGTCGTGGCTGCAAGACCTTCTGTTGGGAAAACAGCGTTTACGCTAGACTCGATACGAAAAGGAGCAAAAGCAGACCCGAAACAGTACATGGGCACATTCTTTAGCTGTGAAATGATTGCATCGAAAGTGATTGATCGCTGGATTGCTGCCGAAGGTAGACTTCCCGTAAATGAACTCAGTAACCCGAATAAATTCTTCGGCAACGATGACAAGAAGTGGACGAAGTATCAACAGGCGACAGGAGAGTTGGCGAATTTGCACATCAACATACGGGAAGAAAAGCACATTCATGAGATTCGGGCGGTGATTTGGAAAACGGTCAAAGACCATCCGGAGAAAAAACACTTGTTTGTCATTGATCACCTAGGGCATATCAAAACGGATGAGACATTTGCAAATAACCACTTAAAATTTACTCACATCATCAACGAATTGAAGGATATCCAAAAGACAGTAAAACAGCCCATCATCCTGATTGCGCAATTAAATCGTGCGGTGGAAGGGAAAATGGATAAGCGGCCGTGCATGGCTGATATACGGGAGTCTGGTTCGATTGAAGAGGTAGCGGACGTGATTATCTTCCCTCATCGAGAAGCGTATTTTGACAAAGAGAAGCGGGAAACAGAGGAAATACACGAGACGGAACTCATCATCGCTAAGAACCGAAATGGAGCGGTCGGAACGCTGAAGCTAAATTTTGTGAAGCGGACGAATGAATTTGTGGAGTGAGGGTATGAGAGTCAGTGAATTGCTAGAATACGCAACAGCACATGGACTGGTAGGAGTCGTGGCGTTGATTGAATTGCTCGTGTTAGACAAACAGGCAGTGAAGTTTACAGACGATGTCGCAAAACTGGATTATTATTTTCAAAATCGATTTCGAGTGGCGATGAAGGAGCATGTGGCAGCGTATATGGGCAAGAAGAATAAACGTGTGATGACAGATGAGGAATGGAATTGTTTGATGGAACGAGTGGACGACAGGTACTTGGAGTGAGTGATATTGAGTAAATACAACAATAAAAAAGTTGATGTGGACGGTCACGTTTTCGATTCAAAAGCCGAAGCGAATTATTACGAGTGCTTAAAAATACGCCATGTTAAGGGGGAAGTAGAGGGGTTTGAATTACAGCCTATCTTTAAGTTACAACCGGCGTTCAAGAAACAGGATAAGAGTTTTCAAGCCATTACATACATAGCGGACTTTCTGGTGTACTTGCCAAATGGCGAGGTAGAGGTCATAGACATAAAAGGTGTCATTACCGAAACGTTCAACGTAAAAAGAAAGTTGTTTGAGTATAAATACCCACACCTACAGCTGATTTTGCTGAGGCATGTGAAGAAATACGGTGGTTTTATCACGTTGGATGAGTATAACAAGTTGCAACGAGCGGAGAAAAAAGCGAAAAAATAGAATAAAGGGAGCGGATCATAATGGCATATATCGAATTCAAACCAGTGTTAAAGAAAGTGAACTTAAAGCCTGATGGGAAGAAAGAAATTGTGTTAGAAGTAACGGATTCCTCATTGCAAGGGAAATTGGATTCTCTGTCTGAAATGATTGATGCAAAAGTATTTGTTTCGCTAGAGTCTATGCAAGTTAATTTCAATGTCACGATTAATGCGAAAACAAATGAACCGGTTACGCAGTACGAAGTGGATGAGAAAGGAAATGTACAAGAGGTAAAATCAACATTTGAGCAAATAGAAGCGGATCTGGATATGCCTGAAGAAAAGATGCAGACGCGTGAAGAAAAAGAACAAGCGGACCGTGAGATAATCGATGCTTTTATCATCAGTGGTTTAGCACCGAACTTTGAGGGTATGCCAAATAAACTTCCGGACATCGTGAAACGTCGTCTAGAAGGAGAATCCTACTTAAAACTGGAAAATGAGCTGAGCATGTCCTCGGGTCAAATTATTGAGGTAATCGATGAATACCGTAAGCGTGTAGCACCATTAGCGATAAAGTGGCATGAGTGGAAAGAGCAGCAGCCAGAACCAACAGAGGAGACAAAGGGGAAAGAGAAACCGGAAACGGAGAATCAAGTCTCGGAAGAGTTCGAAATAGCGGATGAGGACAAGCCTTTCGATGAAGCTTGATAAGAAATCCATTCGGATTCAAATATTAGATCTACAAGATGAGAAATGCGCGGGATGTGAAAAAGTGCCAGCATACAGGAAGTCAGGGAATCGTAAGACTTCCTGGTGTGCGGATAACTGTAGGGTTGGGAAGCGAATCAAACAATTAGGTGACAGGTTACTGGAAGGGAGAAATGAAACGATGGCAGAGCAGATGGCTGATGAGAGAAATTGGGATGTATTATGTGAGAAGGCGGAGAAGTTACGGGAACAGAAATTATCTTGGGCAAAAATTGCAGACCGTTTGGGCGTGAGTGAGAGCACACTGTATTATAATGTTGCAAAACGACGAGAGAAAAAAGAGAATGCTAGGAAGCGTATAGGCGTATCTAAGCTATTCACCACAAAAGAAAAGGCTCAGGGAACAAACAATGAAAACGGAAAAAGTGTGATGACTACTCCTGTACTTTTGAAAGAAAAAGAACAACTCTTACAAACCCTACAGACAGAACAAGAAACGAGAAAAGGAATTGAAGCGGAATATGAACGTATCAAGAAACAGTTACGAGAACGGGAAGAAGCATATACGATTTTACTGAATGAAAGTAACCAGTTAAGCCAAAAGAAATGGGAAGTCGAAGCTGAACTACGAAAAACTCAAATTAGAATCAGCGCAGCGGAAGAAACGGCTGATATGGAACGGAAGCACCGCCTAGAATGTCAAGCAAGAGCACAAGCATTAGGCATCGCATTGAAAGCCATATTATAGGTGAGAAATATGAAACTCACCAGAGAAGAACGCATACAGCTTACCTATCAAATCGGAGATATCATCGAACAGAAATGCAGACGTTGTTATTATAACCGTTCAGATGATGCGAGTTTCAGCATTAGCATTTGTGCAAATTGCCCGACTGGTCAGGAGTTACGCCGGTTGGGTAGGTATTTTGATACGGAGCCGAGACAGCGCGCAGGGAAACCTGGAAATATTCCGGATGGATTGACACCAGACCGTGTAAGAGAACTTAATGGTCAGGGGATTCCAGACAAAGAAATCAGTCTCATGTTTGGACGAAGTCCTTCCTACGTTGGAAAACTGAAAAATAAATGGAGAAAGCAAGGAGTATGGGAAGGGCCAAATCGGGCACCGAAGAAATCGAAGAAACGGAAAAGAGGAAGTGGAAATGGCGAAAGTAATTGAAGATGTGAGAGCCATGTCAGATGAGGAATTTATGAGTACATATGAAAATTTGGTGCATCACTTTATCTGGAAGAGATACAAAGGCAGGTTAGATATCGTAAAAGGAAATACAGGTTTGGAGATGGAGGATTTAGTGCAGTGCGGAATGATTGGTCTCATTAAAGCGCGAAGGGATTTTAATCCTAATCTGGGTTATCAGTTCTCCACGTATGCGATACCGAAAATTCATGGAGAAGTTGGAAAGCTCATTATGAATAGTCACAAGATAAAGGTGCCTAGAACTTTATATATACTGAGAGGGAAAATGATGGGCCAAGGATTGATGGAGGAAGATGCAGAGACGATTTGTAAACAACTGGGTGTGCCTCTTCCGGAAGTGAACGAGGCATTGCAATATCAACCCAATACAAAGTCTTTACAGGATGTCATGTATACATCGGCGAGTGGTGGTAAGGAAGAAATTCTGTTAGAAGATATGCTGGAAGATACACAAGCAATACATGAGGTGGGAGAAGTGGAGAATCATATGGTCCTTCAATCATTTTACCAAACACTTGAGCACCCAGAATTGATCGTGTGGGATATGCATGCGAAACATAAAACGCAGCAAGAAATTGGAAATAGAGTGGGGAGATGTCAGGTGCAAGTAAGTCGGATATTGAAACGAATTCAGAAAAGAGCGAATGAGTTTGGGAAAGAGCAGGGATTAGCTGAATGAACATGACTGGGTGAATCGTTCGGTGGTTATTTTAAATTAAGTACCTTTGTAAAAAAATAAAGGGTAAATGAAGATCGTTTCATTCAAAACTTGTATAGAAAAGGGGAACTGAGAAATGACACAAATGCAAATATTTTCACATAATATGTTCGGTAATTTAGAGGTCTTCATTCAAGGTGGAAAAGAGTATTTTCCGGCAACCGATGTTGCGAAGGTACTTGGATACTCAGATCCACATAAAGCAGTGAAACAACATACAAAAGAGGACGGGTGGGTGATTTGCCCAGTGGTTATTCCAGAGAAAAATCAAACGGTTGAAAAGAAATTCATTAACGAACCGAATCTATATCGTCTCATTGTTAAATCCAAACTCCCACAAGCAGAACAATTTGAAAAATGGGTGTTTGAAGAAGTACTCCCAAGCATTCGAAAACACGGGGCTTACATGACACCGCCTACGATAAACGCCTTACTACAAGACCCAGATTTGCTTATTGGTCCTCGCGTCGCAACTCAAACACGAGCAACAGGCAAGGCAAGTGGCTGAGCAAAAGAATCTCATGTTAACCCAACAAGTCGCAGAGAACGCATCTAAGATTACATACCTCGATCAAATTCTTCAGTCAAAAGATACGGTAACCGTCTCACAAATTGCAGCTGATTATGGGTTATCAGCAGTACGATTAAATAAAATCTTAAAGGATGAGAAAGTACAGTACAAAGTAAACAATCAATGGCTCCTGTATGCGAAACATCAAAATAAAGGATATACAAAATCGCAGACAATTGATGTCACGCATTCAGACGGGAGTAAATCCGTAAAGATGAATACGCGTTGGACGCAAAAAGGAAGGTTGTTTATCCATGATATGTTGACGAAGCGAGGTATTATTCCAGAAATGGATAGAGAGGCTGTTTAAATTTTATCCTGTAGAAAACCGACCTCATAGAACTGGGTAAATTTGCGTTAGAATCTTTTTTGAATATCGTAGGTATCGGAAGGATAACGGTGCGGTAAAAAGGATGTTAGGCTGTTTTAAATGAAATGAGTGTTTTTTGAAAAAAGGAGCTCTTGGGGAAAGAGCTCCTAAGGGGTTTGACAGGTTAAACAGAAAACAAAAGTGGTGCCCTCTTAGTATGATCTATCTGTACAAAACTATGCATAATAAAAACAGCTAGCTTTTGCTAGCTGTCTGAAAGGAGAAAATTAAATTGATACTTGTAATCGAAAACGCCAGTGCTATGGATGGCTTACCTATAGTATGAGCGAACTTTCTATTTTTATACAAAAAATAAAACGAGCACTTGTGCCAGAGTGCCCGTTCTTCAAGCCTAAAGTTGATTCATTCTTGTTATGTGTGAGTCATGAACAAATAATGATTCGACAAGTAAGGATTCGAGATAATATATGTAATTTTGAGGGAATTGTGAATCGAAAAACAAAAGAAATGGGATGAATGCTACAACAGAGTTGAAACTAATAATAGTAAGAAACTGTACTGGTGTTATAGAATGGTGAACAGTCAGCGAGGTGTCCAGCATGAATGGAAAGGAAAAGCGTATTCGTATTTTAGATATACAAGATCAGCATTGTCAACCGTGTGAATTTCAAATGAAGCCATTGAAAGAATGTATGCAGCATTGTGAAGTAGGATTGGAATTAAAGAAATTAGCAAGAGAATTATTTGAAGAGAATAAGGGGCGAAAACCTAAAGAAGAATGGGATGAGATTTGTAGACAAGCTGCCAAGTTATATGAGCAGGGATTTGGGACAACCGTGATAACAAAGACGCTCGGTTGCCCAAGTAGTACTTTGCGTGAGCAATTAAAAAAACGAGGAATGTGGAAAGGAAAAACGCAGGCGGAGATACAAGAACAAAGTCGGAAGAAATGGGATGACTGGTGTCAACAAGCGCTGAAGCTAAGAGGGCAGGGATATAGTTATCCGAAAATAGCGCAGTATCTTGGTGTACCAGCATCAAATTTACGTAATGAAATGAGTAAGAGGGGATGCCGCTTATAGTGGATAATGAGAAAAAAACAGGTAGTAAAAACTAGCTGTTTTTTCGTGTGATATCTATATATTTTAAAGTTGTTGCTGGACTACTATGGCCAAAGAAATGTTGTAATAGTGCGATATCTATCCCAGTTTTGTATGCGTAATAGCCCCAAGTTTTTTGAAGGGTATGTGTGCTAATTCCATCTAATCCAATTGCTTTTGCAGCTTTGTTCAAAACGTACCAGGCGTGTTGTCTTGAAATGGGACGCTGCCCTTTTTGAGATTTTAATAAAGGTTCATTCGGTGCTTGAACTTTTCGTTTTTGTATATAGTTTTTGATTGCATACTGCAGAATTTCATTTACAGCAAACCATTTATGTATTTTTTCGTGTTCATTATAAAATAGAACGAAATTACGAATCTTTCCGTTTGTATCAAGCACATCCCGAACTTGTAATTGTAAGATTTCACTGACTTTTAAACAGGAATGCAGAGTGAATAGGAATAGAAGGTTATCACGTGTTGAAGATTGTGAAAGTATATGTTGGATTGTTTCAATTTGCGATTCACTTAATATTGTTTGTCTGACTTTTTTCATTGTAAGCATTCTCCTCATATAAATGGGTAAAGGGAAGTTTATTTCAAAAGAATATATAGATGAATTGGTTACGCAAAAGGAATCTTTTGTTAAATATTACTAAAAGTGTAAACAGTAAAGGGATTTTTATTCAGGAGGGGTATCGATGAATCAATTATCTTTTTTTACATATGTCGATGAGAAAGAAATCCGCCCTTTTGTGATAGAAGAATTGAAAAAGTATAAGGTATTACGCGTTCGTTTCCAGAATCAGCGAGAACGAATGGAGGTAGGTGCAGATATTTTATTTCCGGAATTGCGAAAGATAGATATCCATGAACTGAAGTACAGGCAATTACATCGTGCATTTGAACATGCCTTAGATCAAGAAGAACAACAAATACTGGAAATGAAATATATGAGTGCGACAGAGTTAAACGATGATTATATTTATACGGTATTAGGGATGAAGCGCGGTAAGTTTTATCGGAAACGAAAGTCAGGGATTTTGAATTTCGCAACTGCATTAGAGATGATATAAAAATTTATGGAACTTTTGGGGTACTGTTTGGGGCACTAAATCGGGTACCTTTTTAAGTTGGAATCGGAGGTACGATATTCTTACAGTTACTGTTTGAAAGACAGAAGGCTGTGGGGATAGCGTATCCACCATCATGTGAAGTGATGTGAGTGGGCCCCATTATCAAAACGTTACCGAAGAACGGGCATGGGCGGTAGGAACCCGCGATAGGACGAAAAGACCAAGGGAATTTATATATGACCACGGTTACGGTATAGTACCTTTTTTCGTATTAAAATTTTTCTTTCCTCTTTGCGTTGATGTTAAATGAGAACGGTAGGTTTCTGTTGTTTCCTGCTGTATAATGAAAACACGCATGAAAAGAGGTAATCAAACTATGCTAGAGGAGAGAGAATGCGATGGAAGAAAATAAGAAAAAAGAATGGATATCTTGGATGAAAATAATAGGGATTGCACTTGGGATTGCCTTCCTTGTTCGAACGCTCGTATTCGCGCCTTCGTTAGTGCAAGGTCAATCAATGATGCCAACGTTAGAAAATAATGAGCGAGTTTTCGTTAATAAAATTGGTTATAGTATCTATGGATTAAACCGTTTCGATATCATTGTGTTCCATGGTGAAGAAGGATATGATTTAGTGAAACGGGTAATTGGTTTGCCAGGTGATACAGTTGAATATAAAAATGATGTTTTATATGTAAATGGGAAAGCAATGGTAGAGCCGTATTTAAAAGAGTTTAAAGAAAAAGCAGCTGGTCATGTATTAACTCCAGATTTTAACTTAGAAAAAATAACAGGAGAAACAAAAGTACCGGAAGGAAAAGTGTTTGTCTTAGGAGATAACCGTGAAGTTTCTAAAGATGGTCGTATATTTGGCTTTATTTCAGAAGATGAAATTGTTGGAAAAGCACAAGCTGTTTTTTGGCCACTAAAACAGGTAAGAGCATTATAAAGTTAAGAAAAAGTATGGAGGGTCATTTCTTCCATGCTTTTTCTTATGTGAAGGCGGAGAAGAAACATGTTATTTTTCAAAAGAAAGAAAAAGAAGGAACAGAATAAGAAAGTAAAGCAAGAACATGGAAACAGAAATAGCGATGGTACAACAAATGATTGGTTGATTCACAATGCGATGGCATCAAGTGCAAGCCAATCCAGTTCGGATTACGGTGGCTATGATAGCGGTAGCCATTCATCTTCTTGTTCTTCACATTCTTCGTATGATGCAGGAAGTTCATTTGATAGTTCGTCAAGTTGTGATTGAGTAGCTGAAGGGCTACGCTTTTTAAATTGAGGAGTGAGAATAATTCATGCAACCTCTAACAATACAAGAGATGAATAAACTATATGAGCAAGATAATATCATTAAGTTCTATAAGCATCCATATTGGCGGAAGCACATAAGGATATTAGCGCTTGAACGAGATAACAGTGAGTGCCAAGAGTGCAAGCGCAAAGGTAAGTATAGCAAAGGTAGGAACGTTCACCATATCAAAGAGTTACGTGACAGACCAGACTTAGCGTACATATTAAGCAACCTAGAAACACTATGCATTCAATGCCATAACAAAGAACATGGCAAGGAGAAGAACATAGTGAAGAAGCACTGCACAATAGTAGATGAAGAGAGGTGGTAAGTGTGGATAGCTTAGTCATTCAAGGTAATGTGTATGTATTGTCTTTCATTGAAACAATAAGCAAGAAAGAATCTATTGACTTATCTCAAAGGGAATTCGATATATATAAACAATTCCAAAAAGATATCTACACAACATACAAACAGATACGACACATATGTAATCCAAGAGCATGTGAGAAGACTACACTTGAAACTGTAAAGAAAAGTCTACGTGAACATTGGTTAGAACATTATCTAAACATGTCATTAACAGAAGCACACATTGTTATTGAATATGCTGAGCTATTCTTTGGTTTAGCTATAAAATAATGTAAGATAAATTTCCTGAGACACCCCCCGGTCAAAATATAGAAACAATTTTGCTAGGGGACCGAGCAACGCAGGGGGGAGATTTGTCTTTTTATTTTTTGCTTTTCGCGCGCGGAATAGAAAAAATGCATGTTATCTCGATGTCTAAATTCATAAATGAAAGTGTGGTGATACCGTGAAAATCAAGAAAAAAAACTATGAATGGGCTTTTGAAGACTATAAAAATGGCATGTCATACGCTGATATTGCTACAAAATATGGTGTTGCTGAAACTACTGTCCGTGATACCTGGCGTAAGCGATATTGGAAAGATGCATTACAAGAACATACTAATTTACGAGATAAGATCCGTGACGATTTACTAGGTCAAATGAGGTCAAACGGTGTCATTCACGGACATTTTCTTGATTTAGTTGAAGATTACATGGCAATGTGGGATATCAAAACCAATTTGATTGCTGATATTGAAGAACGCGGTGTATCTGTACTAGGTGCTAATGGTTTTATGAAGAAAAACGATAGCATTAACGAATTGAATAAGACGAATACACAAATGTTAAAGATTCTTAATGAACTTGGCCTTAAAACGGTAAGTGAAGAGGTGGACGACGATGATGCAGAAGTCTAATCTTCCTTATAAATATCACCCGTACATTAGTGAGTACATGTATAGTGTGGAAAGCGGAGAGATAAGGTCATGCAAAGAGCAAAAACAATTAATGGTTTTAGTTCGAAAAACTTTAGATGATCCAAATGTTTATATTGATGCAAAAGCTATTGAGGACAGTGTTAAAATTCCAGAGCCATATTTCCCTTTCAAACTTTACGCTTGGCAAAGATTTGTTAATGCTTGCGTATATGGAGTTAGATATAAAGATAATGACCGTTTAGTTTGGAATCAGATTTTAATTTTAATGGGTCGTGGTGGCGGTAAAAATGGTTATGGTGGGTGGCATAATTTTTATATGCTGTCCAAACAGTTCGGAATTGATAATTATCATATCGAATGGGTAGCAACTTCTGAACAACAAGCAAAAACTACATTTCAAGATGTTCGGAATGTAATTGATAACCCTAAAAATAGTGTTTTGAAGAAGTCTTTCCATACAACTAAAGTGTTAATTGAACATAAAAAGAACAGATCACATTTAAAATACAATACTTCTAATGCTAGAACAAAAGATGGTTTGCGTCCTGGATCAGTTTGGTTCGATGAAATTCATGAATATGAAGATTATAAGTCGATTAAAGTATTCCGTTCAGCCTTAGGTAAAGTTAAAGATGGACGAACTTTCTATTTAACAACGGATGGATATGTCCGTGGTGGCGTTTTGGATGATATGAAAGAAAAGACACGAATGGTTCTAAGTGGAGAAGTTGAAAACAGTAAGATTTTCCCCTTCATCTGCAAATTAGACTCTGAAGAAGAAGTTGAAGATCTTGCAAACTGGGAAAAAGCCAATCCTTCCATTCGAGATAACACAGAATTATTCGAAACGATGAAAGAAGAATGGGCCGATTGTCAAACCAACATTCCGATGCATGTTGAATTCATGACAAAGCGTATGAACATTCCTAAACAGCTGTTTCAGCATAAAATCGCAACTTATGAGGATATTCTTGCTACAAATCAAGAATTACCAGACAATCTACATCAATATCAATGCGTTGGTGGTGTGGATTTTGCTGAATTACGTGACTTCTGCAGCGTAGGTTTGTTATTTAAGGTGAATGGTAAGCGTATTTGGATTCACCACACGTTTATATGGCACGAAGCGTTGAAAATGCAGGATATAAACCAGGACATCATTGATATAGGTGTGGGAAAAGGACTATTCACCATTGTGTACGATAAAGAGATAAAACCAGAACGTGTTATCAATTGGTTCTTAGAACCTGTTTAAAATCTTTTCAATAAAATTGCCACACCTGCCAATAAGCAACTCTGTCTACTATTTTCAAGTGTTCGTTCACAATTCTTCCACAGTCTACGGTAATTTTCCAACCAGGCAAAGGTGCGTTCCACAATCCAGCGTTTTGGTAACACGACAAATTTGTGAAGTTCAGAGCGTTTGATGATTTCAACGGAACAATCAATCGTTTTTTTTATTGATTGCGCAAAGGATGGCCCTATATATCCGCCATCACAAAGTATATTTGTCACTTTTTTCAATGTTTTCTTGTGCCTTTCACACATTTGGATGGCACCCTCTCGGTCTGTTATGTTCGCAGTTGTTACATCAATTGCATGAATGAGACCGTTCGTATCTACAGCGATATGACGTTTGATTCCTGACACTTTCTTTCCAGCATCATACCCTTTTTCACCAGCTATCCATGTGTTTTTCACGCTTTGTGCATCTACGATGCAGAAACTTGTCTCATTCTTACGTCCATCTTGCTCGCGATAGGTTTCAACCAATTTTTTTATGCACTTTTTCGAGAAGACTTATGCCATTCTCGTCTACTTTCCGCCAAATCTGATAGTAGAAATAAACTGTTTGCCAGTTTGGAAAATCACTTGGTAGATTACGCCATTGGCATCCTGTGGTAAGAACGTATAGTACACCGCAGAATACCTCGTACAAATCAACTGTGCGTGGACGCGTCCTTTTTCGTGCGTTTTCCAAATCTTCTCGGATGAGTTCAAACTGTTCACGTGAAACGTTACTTGTATAATTATGTATCATAGAAAATATCCTTTTTTGTACAGATTATACCATAGATTCTAAACAGGTTCTTAGATAAAGCAAAAGAATACGATATGAAATACATCGCCATTGATAAATTCCGTTCAGTAATCTTGCAGCCTTTATTAGAACAAGCTGGTTTCCATGAAAAAGTAAAGGTAGTACGTCGTGGTCCATATATTCACGCGATGTTAGACCCGTTAATCCAACATCTATTCATTAATCATCATATCGTTTTCCACGATGACCCTGTTATGCGTTGGTATTGTGGGAATATCTATGTGGACGAACTAGGAAATGGCTCAAAAGAATATAAAAAAATCGACCCTGTCAAAAGGAAAACTGACGGGTTTTTCGCGTTTACTCACGCTTTAAATTTCGATGGAGAAATCGAAGACTATGCAGTTGATATAAACGATATGAAAGTATGGTCATTTTAACTAAAGGAGGTGAATGAATTGGGGATTAGAAACATATTTAAAGCATTTTTAGGTGGTAGTAGTAGCGATATTCCCGATCCGGATTGTCAAACACTGCTATTAAAAGCGGAAATAGCTTACAAGAAACTATACGTTAACGCTGCTATTGATTTAATTGCACGTTCATTAATCGCCTGTGATTTTGAATCTTACAGAGATGGCAAGTTAAAACGGCATTTAAACTACTATCAATTGAATGTAGCACCTAATAAGAATGAAAACGCTCATGAATTCTGGACAAAAGTTGTATATAACCTTGTTTACGAAAATGAAGCGTTGGTTATTCCTATTGGCGAAGAATTGTGGGTAGCTGATTCGTTTTATCGCGAAACTACGAATGGTTTAACAGAGTTTACGTATCATTCATTATCAATTAACGGTGAAATGGTAACGAAAACTTATAAAGAAAGTGAAGTCTTGTATTTCCGGCTTTCCCAGGAGTCTATGAATCAGGTTATCGATAGCTTGTATAATTCATACGGATTACTACTGGCAAAAGCCATGTCTGATTATAAGGGAAATGGAAAACTTAGATTTTTAATTAAAGGACGTTTCATGAATGGATTAACTGATGAGAACGGAAAAGCAGCACAAGCACTTTTTGAGGAAAAGATGAGAGATTATACAAATCCCGAAAAACTTGCATCGGTTTTATTTTTACCAGAGCAAGTTAATTTAGAAGATCAAAGTAAAGACCCACAAAAAATGGATACACGAGATATTAAGAATCTCGCAAAAGATATGTTAGACTTTGTGGCCGTTGCTTTTCACATACCACCATCATTATTAAGTGGAATGAGCGAAGGCGGTATCTCTACTTCGGGTAACCCTACTGGTGACCTGGATCATTTCATACTGTTCTCTGTTAGACCAATCGGTGAAATGATTGCTAACGAGTACAACAAAAAGATGTTTACTAGAGATCAATTTTTAAACAAAACTTACATCAAGTTCGATATGAAAAACTTCAAATTATTCGATTTAACGAAGTTCGCTAATGCTGTAGACAAACTATTCGCTGTTGGTGGACTTAGTATGAACGATGTAATTGAGCGATTAGGTGGCGAATTAATCGATGAAGATTGGGCTAAGGAACGTTATGTCACTAAGAACTATGAGAGAGCAAGGATAAGCGGAACGATGGAGGGGGGTGAAAAGGATGGAAATGGAAAAGATTCAACCGAAGTTCCTAATGATGGAGAACCAGGAGAACAGTAAAAAAGTTGTCGCGTACATGCATGGAACAGTTGGCGCTGGTTGGTGGGGCGATATTAACGCAAAGAAAACGCGTGAAATGTTCGATAACATGGATGCTGACGAAATTGAATTACACATTCATTCTGTCGGGGGTGATGCTTTTGAAGGGATTGCGATTTGTAACTATTTGCGAAGCCACAAGGCCAAAGTTACTGCAGTTGTTGATGGAATTGCAGCGTCAGCAGCTTCTTTGATTGCAATGGGCGCTGACAAAATTATTATGCCATCTAATACAACAATGATGGTTCATAGGGCTTCAACTTATGCGTACGGTAATGCTGATTCTTTAGAAAAGCAAGCCAAAATGTTACGCGATGTTGATGATGCTTTGATCCAATCATATAGAAATCGTTTTAACGGCGAATTTCATGAATTAGAAGCGTTACTTGACAACGAAACGTACATGACCGCTGAAACAGCTAAATCGTATGGTTTCTGTGATGAAATTGTAGATTCAATAAAAAGTGTGGCCAACGAAGAACCGGTTATTGAAGAACCAGAAGAAGTACCTATCGAAAACGAAGGTGACAAACGTATTCAAAATGCTGAGAAATCAGCAAATTTTATGGCTTCATTATTAAAATCTATCAAACTATAGGAGGTACTTTACAATGGGTAAAGATTTAGAAACTAAAATTGACAATCGTCAAAATTTAAGCGAGGTTTTGGCAAGCGGAACACCTGAACAGGTAGATAACGCTTTAGTACAATTCGCACAAGGTATTCAAAATGAAATTTTAGCTCAAGCATCTGTACAATCTAGTGACCAAGCTATCTTAGCTGCACGTGGTGGACGAGCTTTAACGAGTCAAGAAACAAAATATTATAACCAAGTAATCGCTGGTAACTCATTTGCTGGTACTGAAGCATTGGTGCCACCAACTGTTATCGAACGAGTATTTGAAGACTTAGTTGGTTCTCACGAATTACTTTCAAAAATTAACTTTGTGAACGTTGGTGCTTTAACGGAATGGATTCTTAAAAAGGGTGATGTTCAAACAGCGTTCTGGGGTAAATTATGTGCTGCTCATAAAGAACTGTTAGATGAAGGTTTCGAAACAATTCACATCAGCCAATATAAATTATCTGCTTTCATGCCTGTATGTAAGGCGATGCTTGATTTAGGTCCAGTTTGGTTAGACCGTTATGTTCGTACCGTATTGGTTGAATCATTAAAAATCGCTTTAGAAGTAGCCATTGTTCGTGGTACTGGTAAAGATCAACCTATCGGTATGATGAAAGATTTATTAAATGTTGCGAATGGAGTAAATGCTGATAAAGCTGTAACAGCTGTTCTGAAAGACCTTTCTCCTTACACTTTAGGTAACATCATGGCATTACTTACTCGTGATGGGAAACGTAACCCTGACAATGTAATGTTAATTGTGAATCCAGTTGATTACTGGGCTAAAGTTTACGGTTACACGACACGTCCTAATGCAGATGGAACTTACGCTTACAATGTTCTTCCGATTCCAGGTTCAATTGTTAAGTCTAACGCTGTTCCAAAAGGAAAAATGGTTGTAGGTATGGCAAAAGACTACTTCTTAGGGTTAGGCGGAGCGCAACGTTTAGATGTGTACGACCAAACTCGTGCAATTGAAGATGAAGATTTATACATCGCTAAACTGTATGCGAACGGTCGTGCTGATCGTAATGATTCGTTCTTAGTTTACGATATTTCTGGTTTAGTTGATCCAAACACGCCAGTAACGCCACCAGCTTCTAAATAAGAGGTGATCGTATATGGAAAATGAGCAAGCAAAGGCGGTTTTAGTATCGCCTTTCGATTTGATTGATGATGTGAAAGAAGCACTAGCGATTACGTGGGATGAGGAAGACAGTAACATCGTAAAGCTGATAGATCGTTCTGTTTACTATATGAATGATGTAGTAGGTGTGGAACTTGATCTGAAGGTCAACTTATCCGCACGTGAGTTAGTTATTAATCGCATCCGATACGAGTATAATAATGCTCTTGATCAATTTGAAACTAACTTTGAACAACCACTCTCAAGGTTGATTTTACACGCTGCCTTAAAAGAGAGGGAAGTGTAATGGCAATCGAACGGCATAGAAAAACTTACAATGATGGGATTGCTAGTGTCATGGAGAAGAAAACGATTCGAAATGCCACTAAGAAAGTAATTGGATATGAAAATGTCGAGATAATCAAACTTAGATTTGCAGAACTTTCATGTCGTGAGATGGATATGCAGCTAGTGAATAGTGTGGGGAAACAGTTAGATAGAAAGATTGAAACGTTGTATGCTCCTATATTTAAAAGAAAAGATGTGTACAACCTAACTCTCAAATTGCGTGGCGTTTCTTACAGCATCATTAAAGCTGATCGTTTTAAGAATAGTATGTTCTTATATTTACAAAAGGTAGGTGGTCTTGATGACACGGAACGAATGGATTGAGAAGTATAATGTCAAACTGGTTGAGCACTTAGAATCATTCTTCCGTGGCGCTCAAGTTTACCAGGACATTGTACAAGAAGATGAAGCGAATCTATCCACAATTTATCATGTTGTGTTTGAGACTGGCGGATTCGAAAGAACAGGCGCTACAAATTACACCCAGGAAGTTACTGTTTATTTCTTCTCGGAAAATAGAGAAGACTTGGACATCCTGCAATTAGAATTCATGGGCAGCCTTTCTAAAACTGGCCACACTTGCAATAAATCGCTCAAAGACAGAATGAAAAAGAAAGATACTGCATTCTTTGTGGATGTACTCACATTTGAATTAACGAGGAATATCAAACTTGTCTGCTAAGTTTAGCGTTGATTCAGCGCAATTTGAAGCGTATCAAAGAAACATTGAGCGATTACCAAACGTTGCAGAAAAGATAATAAATGAAAACTTGAAAAAGAAGATTTCACCTAGTATGCAAAAATCTATCCTGGGATTCATCCCTATTTCAGATAGAAAGAAACCGCATGCCAAACTATCTAAATCGATTCAAGGAACTTTAAAAGAAAATCTAACTGTAACCTTACAACCTAAAGTCAAATACGCTTACCTGGTGTTTCCTGATTTGGGTGTTGGTAAAAGTAAGGGGAATGATCCTGAAAGATTTATGGAACGCGGTGTAGATAAAGAAACAAACAAATCTGTTGAAGAGCTTAATAAAGCCTTAATAGAAGAAATAAATAAGACATTAGGAGGAAATTAAATGCCTACAACTACGATTGACGTGTTTGACGCCGTCGAGATTAAAAACGCAAGTTTACTTTTTAAAGGTGAATCCGTAACAAGCCCTTTCGGATGTATCGGTAAATTAGATGCAGAAACGGAAATCAAAACAATCTCAAAAATTTGCGGTGGTGTAACGAAAAAGAAAAAAGCGAAACCAACACTATTAACTGTTAAAATCTCAGGACACATGGATTTAAAAGTGGCTCGTAAAATTTTCGGTCTTAAAAACGAAGGTTTAATCAATGATGTGTACTCGTATGGCATGAAAAGTGCGGGGGAAGACTTCTCATTCGTCGCTGAAGAATACGATACATTTGAAGATAATAACCGTTTAATCGCGTTTCCTAATTGCTCTGCCGCTACTGGATTTGTTAAGAGTATCGAAAATGGAGCAGACGAGTTAGCTGAATTCGAAGTAGAAATTACAGCTTTACCTGACGCTTATGGTGAATTCTACTATGAAGGTATTAACTTGCCAGCAGACGTTCAAACAAAATGGCTAACTACATTCAATCCTGCTGAACTACGTAAGGTTACACCAAAATAAAAATACGCAGGGCGCTCTCGTTAGCGCTCTTTCATTTTGTCTAAAAGGAGAGATTTAAATGTTGGAGACTATCACATTAGTAAACCCGGAAACAAGAGAAGAAAAGGAAGTTAAAGTAAACGCTAATTTGACAGCGTGGACACTTTTTAATTTAGAAAAAGAGAAAATCATTAACAAAGCGTTTCTAAGCTCATTATTAAGCACGGGTAACGAAAGAAGTATGGATTTATTGGATTCTATCCGCGTTGTTTATGCAGCTTATCGTCAAGCTAACGGAACGGACTTTTTAGATTTTGAATCATTCGCGAAACAGTATGAAGTCGATATGACAGAAGCACTTGAAATTTTCGGGACTGTATTAGGTAAACAGAAAAATAAAAACAAAATGGCGCAAGGTTTCAATCAAAAAGCGGGAAAAAAGGCTTAGCACTTCCGAAATTCGAAATGGAGTGCGTCGTAGACCTATACAGTCTATACGTATTTATTTTTGAAATACCGGAAAAAACTTTCTGGCATTTACCTTTACGTGACGTGCAAAGGATAGCGGAAAACAAAAGTGCTTACGAAGGATGGAAAGCCTATATCCAGGAAAAGGAGAGTGGAAAATAAATGGCTACTCCTTCAAAGGAAACAGTAATAAAGTTTAGAGCTGATACAGCGGATTATAAAAAGAATTTGAATGATATAAACCGCGAAAATAGAGCCTTGAATCAAGAATTAAAGTTAACACAAACACAAATGAAGTTGACTGGATCAGAAGTCGATAAACACACAGCTTCTCTATCCACACTTGAGAAACAATACGAACTAGCTAAAAGGAAGACACAAGAAACAGCCCAACAATTACAAAGAGCAAAGCAAGTGTGGGGAGAAAACTCTACTGAAGTAAAAAAGCTCGAAGAAGCGATGAGAAAAGCTCAAATCGCTGAAGCGGAGATGTCAAATAAGATTCAATTGACGACACAAGCGTTAGATCGTGCGCGGCAAGCTGAAGCAGAAAGAAATAGTGAAGTAGGTAAGTCAAAACAGAAATTAAACGAATTGCAACAAGCTGAAGCGAAATTGGTGACTGAAAGCAATAAATTAAAATCATCTTTAGAACAAGAACGAGTTGCTTTAGGTGATAGCTTATCAGCTTCAGAAAAACTACAAATGCAACAAAGACATTTGGGTGAACGATTAGAATTAAGCGCACGTTCAGTTAAAAATCTAGAACAACAACTAGAAGCCGCTAAAAGTGCATACGGCACAAATTCTGCTGAAGTTAACAAATTAGAAACAAAGTTAAATGAAGCTAGAACCGCTGAAATGCATTTGAAAAATGAAGTCGAACAAACTAGTTCGTCATTAAGAGAACAAGCAAATGTAGCTGATAAAACAGCAACCAAATTAAACGAATTAGGAAATAAAGCAAAAGAAATTGGTTCTAACTTAACTAGCACTGTAACGCCTGCTTTGGCTGGTGTTATGGGCGTAACAGGTAAGTGGGCTAGTGATTTCGATACTTCTACGAAACAAATCCAGGCATCATTAGGCTTAACCGCTAAAGGTGCAGAGAATGTGGGTAAAGTAGTCGAGGATGTATTTTTACACGGTTGGGGCGAAAATTTACGTGAAGTAGATAACGCCGTAATGAAAGTATGGCAAAACATGAAAGATGTTCCGTTGGATCAATTACAATTAGTGACAGAAGGCGTTATGGCTCTTTCTAAAACGTTTGATGTTGATTTGAGCGAAACAACTCGTGGCGCTTCTGCATTAATGACTCAATACGGAATGAATGGAACAGAAGCGTTAGACACTATCACGGCTGGTTTGCAAGTTGGACTTGATAAATCTGGCGAGTTTACGGACAACTTAGCCGAATACACACCGTTATTCAAACAGGCTGGTTTCACTTCTGGAGAAATGTTAAACATCCTAAAAAACGGGTTGGATGCCGGAGCTTATAATTTAGATTATGTAAATGACTTGGTAAAAGAGTTCGGAATACGTGTGCAAGACGGTTCAAAAGGTGTGTCGGATGCGTTCGGCGGCATGTCTAAAGAAACGCAAAACTTGTGGAAAGAATTCGAAGCTGGTAAACGTCCAGCTGCTGATGTATTCAAAGCTGTAATAAATGAATTAAAAGGGATGGACGATCAAGTAAAAGCTACACAGCTTGGTGTATCTATATTTGGCGTGAAATTCGAAGATATAGGGAATAAAGGCGTTTATAGTCTTATGGATGTTAACGGAGAACTAGACAACACTGCCGGTAAAATGTCGGATGTTATAACGATTCAAGAGGAAGCATTCGGACAAAGAGCGCAAGCTTTATACCGCGAATTAAAGAAAGCGTTAGAACCTATAGGGAAGATTTTCTTAGAGCTAGCTGAACAAGCGTTGCCTGTTGTGAAAGAAGCGATTGATTCTTTATCTAAGGCATTTTCCGGTCTTTCTCCAGAAACTCAAAAAGTTATTGCTGTGGTAGCTCTTGTTGCTACCGCTCTTGGTCCGCTACTCATGATAATAGGTCCGTTGATATCCGGAATAGGCGCGATTATCGGAGTTATAACAACTGTAGTTGGTTGGCTTACAATTTTCGGTGGAGCAATTGCAACGGTAGTTACTGCAATAGCCACATTTGTCGGAGCGCCTGTAGCTTTAGTCGTAGCAGCAATCGCGGCAATAATAGCGGCTGTAGTAGCTGTAATAGCCATATTCAATAATTGGGGTGGTATAACGGATTGGTTAAAAGAAAAGTGGAATGACTTCGCGACTTGGATGTCTGAATTATGGGATGGAATTGCTGAAGGAGCGTCAGAAGGTTGGGATTCTTTAAGTAAAACTGTATCTGAAAGCTGGGATTCAATAGTTGAATACTTCAGTGGGAAGTGGGAAGAATTCAAAACTGGCTGGTCTGATTTTTGGACGCAGTTTGGCGAGATAGCAAAATTACTGTGGACAGGAATAAGTGACTGGTTCTCTGGTATTTGGGACGAATTTACTCAAGTTTGTTCTGATGCTTGGGAAGGTGTTAAAGAAGGGTTTTCTTCTTTCTGGGAAGGATTAAAAGAAATCGCGCAAACCGCTTGGGATCTCCTTTTCGGAATACTGACATTCCCACTTCAATTATTAGTAACAGCATTCATTTTAGGATGGGAATTAATAAAAGAGCCTGTCCTTGCATTTTGGGAATGGATCAAAGGTTATATCAAAGAAGCATGGGATGCTATTTCTTCCACATTCAATGAATATAAAGATATTTTAATTGGAATTGTAACCGAAAATTGGAACGCAATAACTGAATGCACATCTTCAGTTTGGGAAGGTATAAAAAACATACTACGTGATGCGTGGCAATGGATAAAAGATACTGTAGAATCTTTCATCGGTCCTATTAGAGATACTATTAAAAATAACTGGGATACGATTTCTAGCGCAACGTCAGAAGTGTGGAACAAAGTATCTACGTACATCGGCGATAAATGGAACGAAATTTCTAGTAAAACAAGTGAAAAAGTAGCAGACGTGAAACAAAAAGCAACGGATGGTTGGAATTCGGTCAGGGACGCTACTTCTCAAAAATGGGAAGAAATAAAAACAAAAGTCAGTGACGCTTGGGATCGAATTTCTTCTAAAACGAGCGATAAAGCTAGTGATATAAAAGGTAAGGTTCAAAATAACTGGGACACGATCAGCTCGGTTACGGAGCAAGTTTGGGGACGGGTAAAAGACAGGGTTGGAGACGCCTGGGATAATATGTCTTCCAAAACATCTAGCATCACGAATAGAATCAAAGGTTATGTGGAAGACAACTGGGATTCTATTTCTGACACACTTACTTCTGTACACAGACCGATTCAAATAGCGATCGACTACTTCTATGATTTATACAAAGGGATTTCTAAATGGTTAGACAAAGTAGTCGGAAAAGTTCGCGATGCATGGAATTCAGCTGGAGATATGTTAGGGAAATTAAATCCATTTAGCTCATTCAGCATAAGTGTGGATGACAATACCGAAAGGCCGTCGTTAGTAACTCGTAGTTTCGCCGCTCCCGTTTTCGCATCACCAATGGAACCGATGATGGCATTTGCACCTACAACGTTCGCGAGTGGTGGAATTCTAGGAGATGCAATGTCAAAAGTCAACGGTATGCTAAGCGGTGGCGGAATACTTTCAGGTCTACCTAGTTTAGCTGGAAACGCACTTGCTGGTAAGGGTGGAATGAACGTTATTCATAATCAACCACAACAAATCACAAATGAAGTTACTTTCCACACGAATGTTCGAAATGAAAGTGATTTAAATAAGATGTTCGAAAAAGCGGATGATTGGTTTGCACAAAAAGGACGTAACTTAAATATGGGAATAGGGAGGAATTGATTTGCTGGATATTGGAATTGATACGGAATTAGCGAGTGATTACCGAATATGTATGGTAGATCGTCCTGTTATTCCAACTGCAAAACAAAAAGTGGAACACATAGAAGTACCAGGGCGGCATGGTTCGTTAACAAAAAAAGGGGCGTTTGAAGACGTCCCTTTAAAAATGAAGTTTAATTTACTAGAAGATGAAAATATAAAACCTTTAATCCGCCGCATTAAGGCATGGTTCCTACATGGCAAAACATTGTATTTCACTGATGATGAAGTATACAGAAAAATTAAATCTGTGGAAATTGGTGATATTGCAAATGAAATCGAAGAGTACGGAGAGTTTGAAGTGGAATTTACACTGGATCCATTTGAATATGTCACAACCGTCCCGCTGGTATTGACAAAGCCAGCGAGCATTTTAAATTTTGGAACGGTTGAAGCTTCTCCGAAATTAGAGATTCATGGGAATGGGGATGTCAGGATGATGGTGAATGATGTTGCATTCCAAATAAAAGGAGTGAAACATGCTGTCATCGTGGATTCTGAATTATTAGAAGCGTATGCAGGAACGACACCCATGAATCCCAACATGATAGGAGAGTTTCCACTTTTCAAAGTTGGAGAAAATACCCTTACCTGGACGGGCGCAGTGACGAAACTTATCATCGAACCGAGATGGTGTTATGTATGATTACATTATATAAGCCAAATGAGACGGATTTTACACATAATGGCATAGGAGTTTTGGACAAACATATGTATCATGCAGCTGTTGAGGAAAAACTCAACGGTTTATTTGTTTTTACTTTTAGTTATCCTTTATTTGCTCCATATGGAACGAAGATTGACGGAATGAGCATCATCAAGGCACCCACTCCTGATGGAGAACAGCTATTTCGAGTTGTTACTCCTAAAGTCAGTATGGGTGAGATGACAGCGCAATGTTATCACATCTTTTACGATTTAACAGAAAATCTGATTGAAGATATTTTTGTTGAATCAACAAATGGCAATGGAGCTATGAATCGAATGTCAACAGGGTGCCAATACAAGCATCCTTTTCAGTTTTATTCAGATGTACCAAAGATAGCCAGTGCACGTATTGTCCGTAAAAATCCTGTGGAAGCATTATTGGATTCTAGTCAAGATAATTCATTTGTTAATCGTTGGGGCGGGGAATTAAAACGAGATAATTTTGACGTAAAAATGCTACAAAATCGTGGGATGGATCGCGGGGTAGTGATTCGTCATAAGAAAGATTTATTGGGATATGAAGGGAATGTAGATTGGAAAAGTCCAGTCACTAGAATTATGCCGCAGGGATTTGATGGTCTGTTTCTTCCGGAAAAATATGTAGATAGTCCAAATATGAATAAATACCCGCACCCTAAAATTAGGGTGGTGGAATGTAAAGATATAAAGGCTGCCGTTGGAGAGCACGCAAACAAAGAGGATGCAGTTCCTTTAGAAGAAGCTTACAGGCGCTTGCGTCAAGCTGCTAAGGACATGTTCACAATCCAAAAAATAGATCAACCCAAAGCTACATACAAAGTGGAATTTCAAGAACTATCCCAAACAGAAGCATATAAGGATTATAAGCATTTACAAAGTGTGTATATGGCAGATACCGTTACAGTTATACATGAAGAAAATGGGGTTGATATCAAAGCGAAGGTAATTGCTTATAAATATGACCCCATAAAAAAAGAGTATTTGGACATAACAATCGGTAACTTCAAAGAATCCTTTACAGATGTTTCCTGTAAGGTGGACCTGGTACAAGAAGAAGTATCAAATATGCCAAGTTCTATTTTGGATGCAGCAAAAGCAAATGCTACAAGCCTTATAAATTCAGGGTTTGGAGGACATGTCCGTATGTATCCGGATCGGATTTTAATGATGGATACAAAAGATGAAAAGAGTGCGAAAAAGGTTTGGCAATGGAACTTGAATGGATTAGGGTATTCTTCCACAGGGGTGAATGGGCCATATGGAACTGCTATTACAAGTGACGGCAGAATTGTTGCTGATTTTATTACAGCTGGGATACTAAGCGGTAATCTTGTACAAGGCGGGGAAATAACAGGATCGACTTTAAAGACATCTAATTCAGCTAACTTTGTAAATATCTCTAAACAATTCATTCGTCTGTATGAGTCTTCGAAAGTACGAGCCTTTATTGGATATTATAAAAATAGTAGAAATGAAATACAGCCCACTTTTATTCTAGGTGGTGACTCAGATCAAACAGGTGCAAATGGCGCCATCATGTTGTATCAATTCTCCGATGTACATGTTAAGTCTGGTGGAATCGGAATTACAAAAGGGCTCGATGGCAATGGATACTTGAATGCAGCTTCTTTATACTTTTCACAAACAGGAAATGCAATGCTTGACGCTGACAAAATGATTGTCTTAGATGCTCAAAGTGAAATGAGGTTTAAAGTCAAAGATCAGTTCCGCTTTTATCGAAATGATAATTGGATTGCAAGTATTGGGACTTCATCCGGAGGAGATACAGACATTATGCTCCCGAATGCGATGATACGAAATTCGAGTTGGGAAAATGGCTATCTTCAAATTAAGACAGCGCTGGGGACGTATTATCAGGGTGTCATTGCTTCAGATTTCAAAGTAGCTTCGAAAGTAACGTTTAAAACAAACATTAGCCCAATTGCAGGTAGCATACTGAACAAGGTAATGGACTGGGAGATTAAACAGTACAATCTGAAAACGGACATTCCAAAACTCTATGAAATGCGTATGAATCGCAAAGAAGGAGAACCGACAATTACTACAGATGCAATTCCTACGCATTATGGTTTAGTTATTCCAAAAGAAGCAGAAGAAAATGGTGTTAGCTTATATGGGATGATTTCGCAGACTGTTAAAGCATTTCAGGAGTATGTAACCCAAACAGATGCTAGAATCGAAGAATTAGAGCCGATAAAGCCGAAAGGAAATATAAAGCACAGGAACAAAGTAAAACGTCAAAGAAGACCGCCTAGACGCGCGAAAAGGAATAGGTAGAGAGAGGTGTAGTCATGCGAAATGAGGAAATTATGATAGATTTAGCAGATCCTGTGTTTACTAAAACAATTCGTTCCAGACAAAATGATAAAAACGGGTTGAAGATTACGGTGTATGTAAGAGAAAAGGGGCAACCTATCGATTTAACGGGCTATGCAGTGAAGTACGAAGCGATGAATCAAATTGGGAAGTTTGTTCGAGATGATGCGCAAATCGTGGATGCAAAGAATGGTGTATTCGCCTATACACTATCGGTTCAAGCTGTTTCCACATCGGATGATTGGACGGCTTATTTTGTGATGGAAAAAGGTGCGGAGCGGATGAGTACATCAGACATTCGGATCCAATTGCGAAGAGATGTAAAAGAAGGAAATATTAAAATAGAAAACTATATTTCTGAGTTTGATGGGGCAATGGAACGTGTAAAGGGTTATCGAAAAGAAATAGATGAGGCGAATCAAAAAATCAAGGAAATAGCGCCATATATAGACGAGCAATACCTAAAGACAAATAAAAAGATTGAAGAATTAGGTGCAAGTATTGCGGCAAATAGTGTGGTGAAAAAAAACGGGGATACGATGACGGGGGCACTGGTCATTGAAACACAAGATAGTAAAACGTCCCCTCTGTATCTAAAGAACACTGCTGGTGTGATGCGTATACTGCCATACGAAGGGGAATATAACTACATTCAAAGTGGTACGGTTGATTCCAAAGCGAAAAATCTATTACTTACTGGTATGAATGGTTCGGTGATGGAGAAAGTCCAAGTAAAGACAAAGGAATTATGGATAGAAGGAACAGTAAAACAAGCAACGGATACAAGGTGGATTCCTCTTCCAATAACTGGTGCGGAGGGTGTGCCGGATAGGATGTTGAAATATAAACGGAGTGGGGATCAGGTTTCCATTATCGGTTCCGTTACAAAGGTATCTAACGTGCAGGTATTTGCCACACTTCCAGCAGGATGTAGACCTGTACAAGTTATTGCTTTTCCAGCACTGGCTTATGGGAATCTGCCAGCTATTTGCGAAGTAACCGTAAAAAGTGATGGTGGCATATTTGTAAATGGCGTGCAAAGCGGCAATACCGTGCATATTGCGGTGAGTTTTTCCGTTTGAACCACATATAGCTTCGATACCAAGGGAGACAACACTGTCTCTTTTTATTTTATATAGATAGGAGTTGAAACGTATGAGCATGGAAATTGGTGCACTGATTGCAATCTTATCACTCGCCATCAGCTATTTTGGTTATGCACTCAACAGGTCAAAATCTCTGAAAGCCGATGGACAACAAAGTGCGGAAGTAAAAGCAGAACTGGGATATATCAGGAAAGGTGTGGATGATATCCAGATTGATTTAAAAGCAAGTGAAAAACAAATGGTAGCACTTGGGGAACGCGTCACGAGGGTAGAGGAAAGTACCAAACAAGTGCATAAACGCTTGGATACAATCGAAAAGGAGACGGATTAGACATGAAAAAAGAAAACATGCAAAAGCGATTACGTAATTGGAAAACATGGGTGGCACTTGCCTCTCTTCTGGGATTTATTTGTGCGAAGGCAGGATTACTAGAAACGAAGAGTTTTATTGATGAGGTACTACCCTATATTTTCACACTTGGTGTCGCCTTAGGAATATGGAGTGACCACGACGGAGCAGCACAAACAGACAAATAA